CGAACTTGGTGAGCCGGTGACATTCCACACCGACATCGAGAAGAAAAAAGCCGAAGAAGGTGGCTTCAGCCTGACTGAAGACAACCGCTACACGCTGCTGGAGATTCACGCATACCTGTGCATCGATGGCGTGGACGACGAAGAAAACGACCTTGCAAAGCCTTACGTTGTGACCATCGAGAAGGGCACAGGAGAAGTTCTTGCTGTGCGTCGCAACTGGGAGCCTGACAACGAGTTGATGCTCAAGCGCGACCACTTCGTGCACTACGTGTATGTCCCGGGCTTTGGCTTCTACGGCCTTGGCCTGATCCACATCATTGGTGGCTACGCACGCGCCGGAACGTCCATCATCCGTCAACTTGTTGATGCGGGTACTCTGAGTAACCTGCCGGGTGGTCTGAAGGCACGTGGCCTGCGCATCAAGGGTGACGACACACCCATCGCCCCGGGCGAGTTCCGTGACGTTGACGTGCCCTCGGGCGCGATCAAAGACAACATCATGACGCTGCCATACAAGGAGCCGAGCCAGACTCTGCTTGCCTTGCTCCAGCGCATCACTGAAGAAGGCCGTCGCCTCGGTGCTATCAGTGACATGAACATCTCCGACATGTCCGCGCAGGCACCGGTGGGCACCACGCTGGCACTGCTGGAGCGCACGCTCAAGCCGATGGCTGCTGTGCAAGCCCGTGTGCACTACGCGATGAAGCAGGAGTTCAAGCTCCTCAAGAACATCATCGCCGACTACGCCCCCGAGGACTACGACTACGAGCCTGACACCGGCGTGATCCGTGCCCGCCGCATGGACTACACCATGGTGGACGTGATCCCCGTCAGCGACCCCAACAGCAGCACGATGGCTCAGCGCGTGGTCCAGTACCAAGCTGTGTTCCAGATGGCCAAGGATGCGCCGCAGATTTATGACCTGCCGTACCTGCACCGCCAGATGATCGAAGTGTTGGGAATTCGCAACGCTGACAAGATCGTGCCCACGAGCGAGGACCAGAAGCCCCGCGACCCCGTGTCCGAGAACATGTCTGCACTGGTTGGCAAGCCGATCAAGGCGTTCATCTACCAAGATCACGAGGCGCACATCGCTACGCACACTGCGTTCATGCAGGACCCGATGATTGCTCAGACCATCGGCCAGAACCCCATGGCGCAGCAGATCATGGCCGCGCTGCAAGCGCACATCGCCGAGCACTTGGGCTTCCAGTACCGCAAGCAGATCGAAGAGCGTCTGGGTGTCGAGTTGCCACCGCCCGACGAGCAGTTGCCCGAGGAGATCGAGGTGCAGTTGGCCCGCCTCATCGCTGACGCTGGTAAACAACTTACTCAGGCCCACCAGCAGCAAGCCGCGCAGCAGCAGGCTCAGCAGCAGGCCCAAGACCCGCTGTTCCAGCTTGAGCAGGCCAAGGTCAAGGTCCAAGAGATGGAGGTCGCTCGTAAGACCAGCAAGGACCAGACGGACGCCACCATTGCCGCCGAGAAGCTCAAGCTCGACGCCATGAAGGTGATGGCCTCCGTGGACAACGAGAAGAACCGTGTGACCTCGCAAGAGACACAGGCCAAAGACCGCATGAAGATTGACGCGCTCAAGCTGCTTGCGACACCCAAGAAAACGCCCAGCGCCCCGGGCAAGAAGGAGTAATCCATGGGCAAAACCGTCTATGACGTGCTGATCGAGAAATTTGAGGAGGACGTGGCCTCCGCATCACAGTTTCTGGTAAACGGAGGAGCAAAAGACTTCTCCGAATACCGGGAAGTAGTAGGCAGGATTCGAGGTCTCCAGCTTGCTACCCAAACCACAAAAGACCTTATGCGCTCTCAAATGGAAGAAGATAACGATGAGTGAAAACCAAACCGCTGTAACCGATGATGAGTTGGAAGCCCAGCTTCCGAAGCCCGTTGGCTACAAGCTGCTGATTGCCCTGCCCCAGATCGAAGAGACTTTGGGTGAGATGGGCATTATCAAAGCCCAGAAGACTATCCATGAGGAAATGCTCATGACAGTCACCGGCCTCGTGCTGGACATGGGTGAACAAGCCTACGCTGACAAGGATCGTTACCCCAACGGCCCTTGGTGCAAGGTAGGTGACTACGTGGTGTTCCGCGCCAACTCTGGCACTCGTGTCAAGGTCAATGGTGTTGAGTACCGCCTCATGAACGACGACTCAATTGATGCCGTCATTGCCGATCCGCGTGGCGTAACGCGTGCATAAGGAGAACCTATGGCTTTTCAAAAAGTAGAGTTCGAGTTTCCTGACCCCGAGAAAGCCGCAATGGCCGACAAGGGCGTAAAGGAGACGGAGAACGGTAACTTTGAAGTTACCATCGAGGGCCGCGAGAGCGAGAAGCCCGCACCCAAAGAGGAGTCCAAGGCCAAGAAAGCCAAGGATGACGATCTTGACATTGAGGTGGTTGACGACCGCCCCGAACAAGACCGCGAGAAGCGCAAGTCCAAAGCTCCCATGGAGTTGACAGACGACGAGATGCAGGATTACTCCGAGCGCGTGCGCAAGCGTCTGCAACACTTCAGCAAGGGTTACCACGACCAGCGCCGTGCCGCCGAGGACGCCGCACGCGAGCGTGAAGAGGCTATCCGCCTTGCCCAGCAGTTGGCTGAGGAGAACAAGAAGCTCAAGGGCGCTGTCTCCAAAAACCAAGAAGTGCTGATCGAGCAGGCCAAAAAGTCTGCCGAACGTGAACTGGAAGATGCCAAGACCAAGTACAAGTTGGCCTATGAGGCAGGCGATGCGGACAAGGTTGTTGCAGCACAGGAAGCACTGGCTGACGCAAAACTGAAGATCGCACGAGTTTCCAATCTCAAACCTACCTCTTTACAAGAATCTGAAACTGAGGTACAAACTGAAACAACCGCCCCGGTACCATCCGTTGACCGCCGCGCCGCTGATTGGCAAAAAGCCAATAAGTGGTTTGGTGAAGATGATGAGATGACCAGCTTTGCGCTGGGGCTGCACCAAAAGCTGGTCAAACAAGGCGTCGATCCTCGGAGCGACGACTACTACGAGAAGATCAACTCTCGTATGCGCCAAGTGTTCCCCGACTCGTTTACCGATGAGGTAGATGAAGAAGAGGACCACGAACCAGAGGTTGAAGAGCGTCGTCGTAAGACGAATGTTGTTGCACCCGCCACCCGCAGCGTTGCGCCCAAAAAGATCACGCTGACTCGTACGCAGGTTGCACTGGCAAAGAAACTTGGATTACCACTGGAAATTTACGCCAAACAGGTTGCTGAGGAAATGAGGAAACAAAATGGCTGAGAACAGACTGAACCGTGAACTGGAAACCCGTGAAAAAACGGCCCGCAAGCGTAATTGGATTCGTCCAGATACCTTGCCTACTCCCAACCCGGAGCCGGGCTATGACTTCCACTGGATTCGCATCAGCACCCGTGGTGAAGCTGACCCCATGAACGTGTCCCTCAAACTCCGTGAAGGTTGGGAGCCGGTAAAGGCATCTGACCACCCCGAAATCTTTGTTGCTGGCGTCGAAAACGAACGCTTCAAGGACAACGTGGTGATTGGTGGCTTGATGCTGTGCAAGACCCCGACCGAAATGGTTGAAGACCGCAACGAGTTCTTCCGGGAACAGGCTAACGCCCAGATGCAGTCTGTCGATCAAAGTCTTATGCGCGAAAATGATCCTCGCATGCCGCTTTTCAACGAGCGCAAAACGAAGGTCACTTTCGGTAAAGGAACCTAATTTTTTTGGAGTCAAAATATGGCTTACCCCACCGTTGATAAGCCGTACGGTTTTCAACCCATCAATCGAATTGGTGGCACTCCGTACGCTGGGTCTACTCGTCTAGTCCCAATCGCCTCGTCTGGCGGACTCACCTCCGCTGCAATGTTCGATGGCGACCTCGTTGAACTCACTTCTGGCGGCGTCTGCCAAGTAGCCACGAACGGCTCTGCTGTTCCACAGGCTCTGGGCGTGTGCGTTGGCGTCCAGTACGTCAACTCTATGGGCCAAACTGTGCAGGCGCAATACGCTCCCGCCGGTTCGTCCAGTGCTGTCGCTTATGTGGTCGATGACCCTACTGTGCTGTTCAAAGCCGCTGTGTGCTCTTCGGGCACTACTATGGCTTCTTTGGGCCGCACCGCTGTTGGTCAAAACACGTCCGTGATCTTGAATGCTGGTAACGCCACCACTGGCGATTCCGCTCAGGCTATCGACGATACGACCGATACGACTGCCACCCTGCCCATCCGCATCGTGGACGTGGTGCCTGCCACTGCCACCGGCGCTGATGCCTTCGTGGAATTGATCGTCAAGATCAATACCCATACCTACAACAACACTACCGGCATCTAAGGAGTTAGATCATGGCAATTTCTCGTGCCCAACTACTGAAAGAACTCCTTCCCGGCCTTAATGCGCTGTTTGGTTTGGAGTACAAAAAGTACGGCGAAGAACACAAAGAGATTTTCGAAAGCGAAACCTCTGAGCGTTCCTTCGAAGAAGAAACGAAGCTGTCTGGCTTCTCCGCTGCACCTGTCAAGAACGAAGGCTCCGCCATCGCTTACGACAATGCACAGGAAGCATGGACTGCTCGTTACACCCACGAAACCATCGCTATGGGTTTCTCGCTGACCGAAGAGGCCATCGAAGATAACCTGTATGACAGCCTGTCGGCTCGTTATACCAAGGCGCTGGCTCGTGCTATGGCTTACACCAAGCAGGTTAAAGCCGCTGCGATCCTGAACCAAGCCTTTGCTGGCGGCCCCACCTACGGTGACGGTCAGGTTCTGTGCTCTACAGCGCACCCTCTGGTG